TGGCTAGATTTCTTGACGCTGTTAATTTTCCTGGAGGTACAAATCCACTTGGAACACCAGATCCTACAGCAGAATTTCCACAAGAAGTATATAAAATTGATAGAAAATCAGCAGAAAATAGAGAGGTTGTTCAATTTGAACTAGCTGCTCCTACTGATCTTGCTGGAATAAGAATCCCAGGTAGACAATGCACTAGAACTGAGTTTCCTTCTATTGGTACGTTTATTGTATGACTTGGAAATATAAAGCACTACTTCATGCTAAACGTGAAGACCCAAAAGAATCTTGTGGTTTGTTGTTAAATGTAAAAGGAAAAGAAAAATATTATCCTTGTCGTAATTTATCTATGACAGATCATCAATGTTTCATAATTGATCCAGAAGATTATATAAAAGCAGATAATACAGGTGAGATTACTGCTGTTGTTCATAGTCATCCGATAACACCTCCAGTAGGTAGTCAGGCAGATCAAATTGGTTGTGAACAAAGCAAACTTCCGTGGCATATTGTTAATCCTAAAACAGAGCAGTGGGGGTATTTAGAACCTTGTGGGTATAAACCACCTTTATTAGGTAGACCGTGGGTCTGGGGTGTTACTGATTGCTGGAGTTTAGTAAGAGATTGGTATAAAGAAGAGAAGAATATTGAATTAAGAGATTGGACTAGACCTACAACCCCAGAAGAATTTGCAAATAGTCCTTTATTTGAAAGCTGTGCTTGGAGAACAGGTTTTAGAGAACTTAGACCCGAAGAACCTTTAGAAGCTGGAGATGTTTTATTAATGAGTATTTTAGGAGATGGTTTAAATCATGTAGCTATTTTTTTAGGAGATAATGTTTTACATCATTTAACCGATAGACTATCTTGTAAAGAACCATATTCACAATGGTTGTTAAAATGTACAGGAAAGAGGTATCGCTATGCTTCGTAAAATAAAACTATATGGTGAACTTGCAGAGTTTGTAGGACATAAAGAATTTGAAATAGAAGCTAATACTTTACCTAAAGCAATAAGTTTTCTTGTTAATAATTTTCCTCAAATAGAAAAATATATGAATCCAAAATATTATCAGGTAAAAATTGGTAATTACATATTAGACAAAAATGAAATACATGACCCAATAGGACAGGAAGATATACATATAGTTCCTATGATTGCTGGTGCTGGTAGAGGTGTTGGAAAAATATTATTGGGTGCTGCTCTAATTGCAGGTGCTTTTATATTTACACCTTTAAGCACTGGATCGTTTTTTAGTCCTATTGTCGCACCAGGGTCTTTTGCAGCAGCCATGCCCATAACAAAAGCAGCATTAGCATTGGGTGGTGCTCTTGTCTTATCAGGTGTAAGTGATATGTTGTTTCCAATGCCAAAGTTAAAAGAGTTTAAAAGTGAAGAAGACCCTAGATTGTCATTTAATTTTTCTGGAGCACAAAATACTAGCAGAGCAGGAACTAGCGTTCCTTTGGTTTTTGGAACTATGGTGACTGGCTCAGTGGTTATTAGTGGAGCCGTTGACACTCAGCAGGTACAAGCATGACAGACGCTCCAAAAAATATACAAGGTGCTGGCGGTGGCGGTGGTGGCGGTGGTGGTGGTGGTGCTCCCCCACCTCCCCCTGCTCCGACCAGAACTCCTGATACTTTACATAGTAGGCAATTTGCTACTTTTCTTGATCTTATATCCGAAGGTGAGATAGAAGGTTTTGAAACACCTTCAAAAGAAGGTCATTCTAAAGGGTCTGGAAATTATAATCAGGCTGCTCTTAAAGACGTATTTTTAAATGATACTCCTATTTTAAGATCACAAGCCAATTCTGTTTCTCCTTCAACAAATGATTTTAACTTTCAAGATGTAAGGTTTAGACCTCGTTTTGGCACTGCTAATCAAACAAAAATAAATGGAATATTAAGTAGTTCTTCAATACAAGCTGTAAATGTAAAAGTTACAGCCAGTACTCCTGTAACACGGCAAATAACTAATACAAATGTTGACGCTGTAAATATTACAATCACTCTTCCTCAAATGCAGGAAGCAAAAGAAAATGGAGATTTATTAGGATCTTCTGTATCTTTACAAATACAAGTTCAATATAACGGAGGTGGTTTTAGTGCTGTAATTAATGACACTATTACAGGTAGAACTGCTGATGCGTACCAAAGAGACTACAGAGTCAATCTCACAGGTGCATTTCCTGTGGATATAAGAGTTAAAAGAATTACAGCAGATAGCACAAGTTCTAGTTTAATTAATGCTTTTAATTGGACAAGCTACGGTGAGATTATAGATGATGCTTCTACTTATGCTAACAGTGCTTATACTTCTCTTCGATTGGACTCAATGCAGTTTCAATCAGTACCAACAAGAAAGTTTCGTGTAAGAGGAATAAAAATAAGAATACCAGGTGCAGGTGCTAATAACTCAGGTACACCAATTGTTGATCCTAATACAGGTCGCATATCTTATCCAAGTAATTATATTTTTAATGGCGTTATGGGTGCTGCTCAATGGTGTGCGTGTCCAGCGATGGTGCTTCTTGATCTATTAACCGATACAAGATATGGATTAGGTAATCATATTGGAGATAGTTCCATTGATTTATTTTCTTTTGTAACAGCTAGTAAATTTGCAAATACTTTGGTATCAGATGGATTTGGAGGCCAGGAAGCTAGATTTAGTTGTAATGTAAACATTCAAGCAGCAAGTGAAGCTTTTGATATTATCAATGAGTTAGCTGGAACAATGAGGTGTATGCCAATATGGTCAGCAGGTACTTTATCTCTAGCTCAAGATAGTCCGAAAGACGCAAGCTATTTGTTTACTTTGGCAAATGTTACTCCAGAAGGTTTTAGTTACTCAGGAAGTAGTTTAAAAACAAGGCATACAGTAATTTCTGTGTCTTATTTTAATATGGATACTAGAGAAATAGACTTTGAAGTTGTAGAAGATGCTGCTGCAATAGCTAAATTTGGAGTAATTATAAAACAGGTAAAAGCATTTGCTTGTACTTCAAGAGGACAGGCTGCTCGGCTTGGTAGAGCAGTTCTTTTTACCGAGCAAAATGAAAGTGAGATTGTTGCATTTGCAACTTCTATAGATTCTGGTGTTGTTGTAAGACCTGGTGCTGTTATAGAAATAGCTGATCCTGTCCGTTCTGGCCTTAGAAGAGGAGGGAGAATTAAATCGGCAACTGCAAGTATTGTGACAGTAGATAGTGAAACAGGTAGTGATTTAGATTTAACAAATAATGCAAAACTTTCTGTAATACTGCCTGATGGCACTACTGAAACAAGAGTAGTAAGTGGAGGAAATGCGGGTGGAGAAATCCAAGTAAGCCCAAGTTTTAGTGCAATACCAAACGCTAATTCAGTATGGATTCTTGAGAATGATACAGTTAAGACTCAAAAATTTAGAGTGATAACAGTTGAAGAATCTGAAGGAATAAATTATGCAATTACAGCTTTATCTTATGTAAATGAAAAATATGCATTTATTGAAGATGGATCTGCTTTACCTGCAAGAACTATATCAGTTTTAAACCTTCCAAAACCAGCACCTTCTGCTCTTATGGCCGAAGAAAAATTAGTTGTAATTAATAATAGAGCAGTATCTAAGTTAATTATTAGTTGGCAGCCTGTTGTAGGTGTTACTCAATATCAGGTTAATTATAGATTTAATAATGGTAACTATGTTTCTACCACTGTATCCAGTCCAGATTTTGAAGTATTTAACACATCCCTTGGAACGTATGAAATACAAGTATTTAGTTACAATACGGCTTTACAACCTAGTACCACATCTTCAAATTTAACATTTAATACTGTTGGAAAAACTGCTGTTCCAGATGACGTATCTGGATTAACAATAGAACCTTTTTCAGATAAACTGGTACGACTTAGATGGAATGTATCTGCGGATCTTGACGTTACGCATGGTGGATTTGTATATGTTAGACACTCTACAAAATTAGATGGTTCAGGTACTTTTGCAAATGCAGTAGATTTAATTGATAAACTTTCTGGAAACTCTACACAGGCAGTTGTTCCATTATTAGAAGGGGAATATATCTTAAAATTTCAAGATGATGGAGGTAGATTTAGTACAGGAGAAGCAAGTGTTGTTATAGATTTACCTGATAATGTATCGGCTTTAGTTACGCAAACCAGAAGAGAAGATTCTGATAGTCCTAAGTTTCAAGGAGCAAAAACTAATACTACTTTTGATGCTTCAGCCGATGCACTTACGTTAACCAATCCAGCTACTAACGCATCTGGTGAATATGCTTTTAATACTGTTTTAGATTTAGGTGGCGTATTTAGTCTTGATTTAAAACGTCATTTTCTTTCTGAAGGTTTTTATATTGGTACATTATTTGATTCTAGAACAGCCCTTATAGATACATGGACAGATTTTGACGGTGCAGAAGCTACTGCTGTAAATGCTAAATTACTTGTTGCTACTACTACAGATAACCCTTCATCAGGATCACCAACGTTTACTGCATTTCAAACTTTTGCAAATGGAACTTATAAGGGAAGAGGTTTTAAGTTTAAGACAGAATTAACAAGTGCAGATGTAGCACAAAATATACGTATAAGTCAGCTTGGTTATACTGCTACTTTATTAAGAAGAGTTGAGCAAAGCAATCTTTTAACAGCCAATGGATCTACAAATGTAACTTTTACCAATTCATTTTTTGTAGGAACTTCGTCATTACTAGGTGCAAATAGTAATCTACCTTCTATTGGTATTACTGCTCAAGATTTAGATGCTGGAGAATTTTTTCAAATATCCAATGTAAGTGGCACTGGCTTTACCATCGTTTTTAAAGATTCCTCAAGTAATCCTGTTAATGGTAAGCATTTTACTTATCAAGCTGTCGGATTCGGCAAAGGATAGTACAATGAAACAAACAACAGTTTATAGATGACTAGAGTTGTAAGCACAGGTAAAGAAACTGGTAATAATTTTGAGCCAGCTAACGGTACTGGTGCTCAAGTTCGTACTGCTTTAAAAGATATTTTTGGTGCGTTAAGAACATTAAATGCAGGTAGTGGTGATCCAAGTGGTACAGGAAATGTAGCTGCGTATCAACCTCATATAGATACTTCTACTAATTTATTAAAAATATCAAATGCCAATAACAATGGATTTGTTACTTTAGGAAATATAAGTCAAACGAACTTTGGTCATGCTGATTTAACAGGAGCTACATTTACTGGTAGTGTAATTCATAATTATACTGGTGCATTACGTTTACCTGTTGGTACGACAGCCCAAAGACCTGGAAGCCCTAATGCTGGTGATATAAGATTTAACTCAACTACAACTGAGGCAGAAATTTATAATGGTAGTATATTTACAGCAGTTGCAGGAGGAGCAGGGGCAACTGGTGGCGGTAATGATCAATGGGTATTTGAGAACGATCAAACAGTTACTCAAAGCTATGAGATTACTGCTGGCAAACACGCACATTCTGTATCACCAACAATTAACAATTCGGTGACAATTACTATTCCTTCTGGGTCAATCCTTGTTATTCTATAGTTATGGCATTAGCAATTAACGGCACAACTGGTATTTCTGGAGTTGACGGATCATCTTCCGCACCAGCAGTTCAAGGTTCTGACTCAAATACTGGCCTATCCTTCGCATCTGATACTGTTGTAATTAATACAGGAGGAAGTGAAAGGTGTCGAGTTGATAGTTCGGGGAGATTATTAATTGGTACTACTACCAATAGCGGTACAAGTGTATCTGGTGACGACATAATTATTGGTTCAATCGGAGATAGTACACCTAGAGGAATTACTTTTGCAACAACGGCTGATGGAACAATTAGATGGGCTGATGCTGGTGACAATGCAATGGGAAGAATCCAATATCTAAATACTAGTGACGTAATGACTTTTCATACGTCAAATGCAGAACGTTTTAGAATCGACAGTGCTGGTGACATAGGAATTGGAACTAATAATACAAATCACAAACTAACTGTTCAAAATTCCACTAATCAACAGGTAGGTCAATTTTTGGCAGGTTCAACCAGTTACAATACAACTGTTTTACAAGCAGCTTGTTCAAGAAATACTACAAATGGTTCATATGTTCACTTTAAATGCAGTATTAATGGTGTTGCTGATAAATTTAGAGTTCTGGACAACGGTAATTGTGCAAACACTAATAATAGTTTTAGTGCTTTGTCTGATGAAACATTAAAAGAAAATATTGTTGATGCTGGCTCTCAATGGAATGATATTAAAAATATAAGAGTAAGAAAGTTTAATTTTAAAGAAGGTGTTGACCCAGAAAAACCTACATTACTTGGAGTTATTGCACAAGAAGCAGAACTGGTCTGTCCTAACCTTGTAGAATCAACCGTTCAACTGCAAGAAGGTGTAGAGCAAGAATATAAGAGTTTTAAGTATTCAATTCTTTATATGAAAGCAATAAAGGCATTGCAAGAAGCACAAACTAGAATAGAAACATTAGAAACAAAAGTCGCTGCACTGGAGGCTGCATAAATGTCAAAAATTAAACTAAACGCAGCATCAGGTGGAGGTTCAGTTGCTTTTGAAGGGCCAGCATCTTTAGGCTCTGACAAAATTATTAAGTTTCCTACTGCTCCTAGTGTCATAATTCAACAAGTTACAGCATCAACTACAACAAGAACAGAAAGAGGTTCTAATACTGGAGTATTTACGAATACCGCTTTGGCTGCTTCAATTACTCCAACAAGTGCTAACAGCAAAGTATATATTCAAGTATATGGTCAGGTTAGATGTGACGATAGTACTACAGGTGGATCGTTAACGATAGCAAGAGGATCTACAAACTTAGGTCACAGCAGTAGAGGGTTTACTACTTTTTTAATTGGCCCTAGTGGTCTTTTTCTAAGTCCTGTTTCTATGGGATTTTTAGATTCTCCTAGCACAACATCTGCAACAACCTATACTGTTCAGATCGCAAGAATTAATGGCCCTAATAGTGTATTTTTTCCTCAAAGCACTGAAGACCCAGCAATTATAATTTTATCGGAGGTAGCAACATGAGTTTCGGTAAAGGCAGAATTATTTATCAGCTTTATAGTGATGCTGATGTAATTTATGAAGATGAAAGCGGTAATTTTACTGTAAAGGATAAAGATGGTGCTGATATTTCTATTGATATATCGGCTGTTGATACTGAATTTGCAAAACAAAATTATAAAAATACAAGAGAAACTGCTTATCCAACTATTCAAGAACAGTTAGACTTACAGTATTGGGATAGCGTTAATGGCACGACCACTTGGAAAGATGCTATTGCTAAGGTAAAAACTGACAACCCAAAGCCTAGTTAATTATGTCAACAATCAAAGTCAACAATATACAAGGCACAGGAAGTAGTACTAGTGCTATTGCTCTTGCTTCTAATGGAACGTGTACTGCCAATATTACTAACAACTTAAGCAATAAAAATTTAATAATTAACGGAGCAATGCAATGTTATCAACGTGGGCAACTTAATGGTGAAGGATTTTCAGTTGATCGGATGCGTACAGAAATAAATGGAACTGATGAATCACCAGTATCAAGTCAAGGTACTGTTGCAAGTGGAACAACACCATATTCTTTAGGTTTTAGAAATACATGGAAAATTCAAAATGGAAACCAAACAAGTGGTGCTGGTAGTAATGATAGAATAACATTTCAATATCGTTTTGAAGCACAAGATATAGCTAATTCTGGTTGGAATTATACATCAAGTTCAAGTTATGTAACTCTTCAATTTTGGGTTAAATCAAGTGTTGCACAAAACTTTTATGGACTTTTTCAGACCCATGATGGCACTCAACAAAACTATCCATTTGAAACTGGTTCTTTAACTGCTGATACTTGGACAAAAGTTACAAAAACAATTCCTGGTGATTCTAATTTAACTTTTAATAATGACAATGGTGAGGGTATAAAATTTGAAGTTAATATGCTAAGAGGAACAGACAATACTAATAATTCCGTTACTTTAAATCAATGGGCTGCTTATGCCAGTGGAACTAGAACGCCAGATCAAACAACAACATGGTACACAACAAATGATGCAACATTTGAAATGACAGGGATTCAATTAGAAGTAGGCAGCGTTGCAACAGATTTTGAGCATAAATCATTTGCACAAGAGCTTTTGCTTTGCCAAAGGTATTATCAACAAGTAGGTTCTACTGATTCAAATTTAGGTGGTGACTTCCCTATGTTTGTTGGCTATACA